GCTGAAATTTGGCTGTCCCACACGTAACGAGGCTAATCTGCAAGTGGTTCGTAAATATCTATATGATGTTTGTAAGGATCATGGATTGGTGGCCCGCCACATCGTTGAACACATCGATGTAGCCACCGAGTTGATTTTTGTCCCGTCTCGCAGTGAACTGCTTGCCTTGGCAACTTCACACACTGAGCTATCAAAGATCCGTGCAAAGGTCAAGCGGGACCTAAAGGGCATCAGCCCTACCATCGCATGATGGGGCCCAGATAGGAAGGAGGGGATGGACACCGTACCCGGTGTCTATCCTGGTATCACTCCTGAATATTCGGGTACTATCAAACCCAGGAGAATTTTAACGATGAGTCGATTTCTCCTTGGGCATGATATGCAGACTCACAACAACAGCTTAGCCAATCTTCGTCGGGGGGTTGGTGAGCGTGTTCTGTTCCGCGACAGAGCTCTAACCGAGTGTGTTCCTGACACACCCGGCATTTTCGTGGAAAGGTTAGCATCATACCGCGACGCCATTGTTCGAAGGATAGGTTTCCAATCCCCTGTGACCCACAGCCATTTTGTGGATTTCTACAAGGGACCGCGGAGAGCTACTTACCAACGAGCCGTGGATGGATTGGTCATCATGCCTCTCCGCCCCAGAGATGCTTACCTCAAGACTTTTGTCAAAGCAGAGAAACTTAACTTCACATTGAAACCGGATCCGGCTCCAAGAGTAATCCAGCCGCGAGACCCTCGGTATAATGTTGAAGTTGGTAAGTTTCTACGTCCGATAGAGCACAAAATGTACAATGCAATCGATGATCTCTTTAAATCTCCTACCATTATGAGTCAGTACAACGCATACACTCAAGCTAAAATTCTCCATGACAAATGGGTGAAATTCCGTAGGCCAGTGTGTGTGGGTTTGGACGCCTCCAGGTTTGATCAGCACGTTTCCAAGCAAGCCCTTCAATTCGAGCACTCTATCTATCATAGAATATTTAAGAGTGCGGAGTTGCGGAGTTATCTGAAGATGCAGCTGGTTAACCGAGGATACGCTCGTGCGAATGATGGTGAATTCTCGTATGTTAAACATGGATCAAGGATGTCAGGTGATATGAACACTAGTATGGGTAACAAGATTATCATGTGTCTCATGTCCTTGTCGTACCTTCAAACGCTGGGAATACCATTTGAGTTCGTAAATAATGGTGACGATTGCCTTATATTCACAGAAGAGGGGAACCTGCAAAAACTTAACGGCATGGAGGACTATTTCCGTGCCTTTGGATTTGACATAGTACGAGAGAAACCGGTAACTGAGTTCGAACAAGTGGAATTCTGTCAGACCAAGCCTGTCCAAGCCAATGGCATTTGGAGGATGGTTAGAAATGTCAGAACATGTCTATCAAAAGATTTAACCTCAGTCAATCTCGGTCATGACGTACAGGAATACCAAAGGTACCTAAATAGTA